AGCCTACCGTTGACAAACGATCCGAAATTGTAACTCTTGTCAGGTTCTGCTACCCATACCCCGGAAACGCTACCGTTGCGGTACTTTACCTTCTTAATATCATTTGACATTGTATGGTATTCCGACGTGGTTGTTAGTGTGGAGGCCCGAATATAGTTCATGGCATTCGGGATTGCAAGGGGTTCGCACAATTTATTTTCACGGCCTGCTCGCCGATGGTGTGGCGTATGTTGTGTGGTCACACACACCCGCAACCGAACCGGTTCGAACTATCGGTTTATTGCGCCACCAGTGGATAGTGCAGGGCATGGGTAACGCACTACTATATAGTGCCAACCGACAGCGCAGCGCAAACATTAAAAATCGCACAATACTCCTCTCTTGTGTGCACAATTTCGCGCAAAGTCTTGCCACCTTCCATCACGCGGCGCGCGGCGCGCGCATCATGCGCACGCGCAGGGCAGGCACCCCCCTTCGAATTTTGATATTTATATTATATTGTACAAACGCACCAGTCCGTAATTTGATGGAATATTAGGAAACTATGATATGGCTCTTCAGGCTCGTAATCCACACCCCAGATATCCAAGAACTCTCACTCCAGAAGAATTGGCGGAACTATTAAGAGCGCAGCAACAGGGAGGAATTCCTAATATACGTCCTGATATTTCTACACAAGTACCGGGTCAATTTGGAGATTTGCCCTCTAGAGGCGACCAGAGATCATTCCAGCAGAGAACTACAGGCTATCCGCAGGGTGGGGTAAGGGGTATACTAGACAGAATAGGTACTGGTATATCAGAGGATGTAGGGCAGGCAAAGGAGTGGTTAGGTGGGCTACTTACCCCTCAAACGAGATCAGGCTCTGTAGAGGCACCAGTCGCTCCGACGTCCCCCTCAGACCCTATGAAGCCACAAGAAGAAATGATGAGCCTTCTAGAACCTTTAGATCCAGAATTGCCATCATTAACAGATCAGATATATGATGCTATATTTCAGTCTGAGCATAGAAGTGACGCCCACAGGAGCGACCCTTGGATAAGAACAACAGAAAGGAATGCTCCGGGCGGATCTTCCGCATATGGGCCTCTACAGATAACCAGAGACTTTATGGTTAGGGATTCAAAACATATTAATCCCACCAAAGAAGAACAAGACTACATAGACAGATATATTGAGCAGGGTGACAAGTTCCTCTTATACGGCAATGAAAAGGGTATGAAGGGCTATCACAAGAGATATGATTATGGGGGTAAAGGTGACCTTTCTGGCGCAGAAGATCAAGCTATGTATAAACAGGTGGCTACAAAGCTGCTTGATTATTACATTGGGAAGTATAAAGATCCAGAGACAGTAGCGAGTAAATGGAGATTTGGCCCTAATACCAATAAGAAGGTTTCTAAACACGATAAGAAATATTGGGCAGAATTTAAGAGAGTTATGGGACTGTGAGTCATTTAAGCGAAGAAGACTTAAAGAAGGCTTGGCATCCTGAATCCTCTATTGTATCACGCACACTGGAGGGGCTTGGTGATTTAGGATTGCAAATGGCCTCTGGCGCAGGCAGGCTTGCGATAGAATTGCCGGAAGCCCTATGGGATTGGGGAAAAGGTGAGGCTTTCAATGAGCGTCAGTTTTTCCAGTACGATGCCGATATGCGTGAGAACGCCACCAGAGAATACATACGCGATAAATTTCCGGCATTAGATAGGATGCTCAGTTATGAAGGCGACACCCCCATAGCCGAAATGGGAAAGGCGGGTGGAGAGCGTATAGCAAATGTTCTCAATCCATTCTGGGAAAATCTCGCACAGTCTGGTAAAGATCCCGGTGTAAGGGGTGATGTGGCTATAAGCACCGCAGGCCCAATCGCATCTGTCGTAGGAGCCACAAGACTTCTCACATCCCCTGTTGTCCGATCAGCCGCTACAAGGACTAGCGGAAGCGCTCAGGTTACACTGGCGAGAAAGATAGATAATTTCAGGGATAAGCACGGTCTTGCAGACAAGAACCTGCTTATGGATACTGCTAAAAGAGTGGGAGAAGATCGGTTTAGTATGGGGCCGTATACCATTACCCAAAAGAATGATTTAAGGAAAGTAGAGTCTGATATAAAGGCATTAAACAGATTCCAGCCAAAATTTGGCGAAGCACATATGACTGGGTGGTATAATTCGCCAAGTGCTAAATATTTTCATCTTCTAAATATGGTGAATGTAGCCATAAAGAATGCCCCGGATGCAAGGGCTGTGTTAAAGAGTTCGGAGGAGTTATTTACCCCTAATATGTTAAGGGAACTTCAAAAGATAGCCGATGATATCCCCAAGGTTTATACGGGATCAGGTAAGGGTATGAAAGGTGCTACTGCAAATGTTTTCGCAGATCAACTAGGTCATGTACTTGCAGCACACCAGTTATACTATCCGTATTCAGAAAGAACACAATGGATGACTGATAAGTTAGGGAAAGATATATTTCCAGATAGTGTTCCACTAATGAATATGAGGGATTTTGGCGCATCAGATATTCAAGCATTGATGGAGCCTTATTTTCGCGGGGCATTAACAGACCCTAAAATATTAGATGCACACATGACTGATTTTTTCAAATTGGGTAAGAATGACGGTACGCTTCGTTTACAAACTAAGCCGATGTTTAATCTTAATAATTTCAAAACATCTACCATCAATGATGCTCAGTTAGGTGCCCGTATGTGGGAAGGGGCCGGTGGAAATATGTGGGGTGTTCATAGTTGGCGTGGTAAATTGCCAGTAGTGACGGAAACCGCTAAGATACTTGAGAGATGGAATGCCTTCCATCCGAGTAAACGTCCTGAACTTACCCAAGACTATATAATTGGGGAGTTGCTAAAGAAAAATGATGCATTAAGAAAAGACTATGAAGCGAACGTAAAGAATTGGAAGTCTCAAGCATCAAAGAATATTATACCGGATGTAAAAAATTTGGGTGAAAGTGGTGTAGGAATTATAGATTATTGGAAGAAAAGACCGCAACTCAGATTATATAATGAGAAAGAGTTACGCAATAATATTAAGGTTGCAAATGGGTATGTAAGCGCACAGCAACAAGGGATTATACCTGACACGATGCTTGCGACAATAACTGGTCGCGCAATATGGCCTAAAAATAACGTAGATGGTGGTATACTTGTAGCGGCAGACTCCTATCAGATGGGAACTGGAGGATTAGACCGTCCATTAGCCATTGGTGCGGCAGAAAATAATCTTATTTTCATAGATGCAATACCTTGGAATAAGACATATAATGCAGCGCAGGGAAAGGGAAAACTACTTGAAATGCTTGGAAATCCAAATAGTACAGTCTTATCTAAAATAACTAAAACTGGAAGTTACAGGGAAATGGGAGAACTTTCAGGAGTTCCATATATGCAACCAAGTCCGTTAGGCCCAAGGCATTTCCTTCGGCCGCCACTTTTGAAAAGAACCAAGAAGGGCGTCATATCGTACCATGAACCGCAATGAGAACTGAAAAACAAGAAGTCTTTATAGAGCAATACTGCCTGACTGGTAAGGCAGCCAGAGCGGCTGAAACGGCTGGGTATTCCCACGCTAAACAGCGGGGCTATGAACTAAAGAATAGATTCGCTAAAGAGATAGAAGAGCGCCAGCGTAAGATGATCCAAGACTGTGTACCCGGAGCCTTAGCACAACTGAATGAATTAGTTCAGAACGCCGAATCAGAGTCAGTACGTCTGGGCGCTGTAAAGGACGTTCTCGATCGTGCCGGTCTTAAACCCACAGAGAAGATCAAGCAGGAAATCTCTCATGTGGAAACATCATCCACCGATGAACTACAACGTGAATTGGAGGCTTTAATAGGAACTTCTGATATCTCAGAAATACCAGAACTGGTGAATTGATGTGGCTGACCCAAGAGTTCGTGCTAAGAAGTTTTTAATACAGCCTAAGAATATAGATGGGGAGAATGTAGGAAAAAGTATAGTATATACTTGGGAGCAGTTAAAGGAGATATATTCCGATAAGGCTTCAAAGCACGATTTAGATACACCTAAAGGATATAGAGCGTTTAAGAAAGCCGCTCTGAAAGAATTAAATAAAAAACACAGTCCTGAATACCAGAAAAGGTTAGATAGGGAAACACACGCTAAACGAAGGGCGGATTTTCCAGAAGAGGTTAGGGCGCAGGAAAAACTTCAGGGTGAACGTAATCCAGCAACGAAACTTGCCAAGAATGCAGCATATCGGGCAAGGAAACTTGCTGCTATTACTGGAGAGTATTATATTCCAGCATTCAGGTCTGAACTAGATGAAATATATCGTGCAGCCTCACTTTTTCCAGATCAATTCGATGTAGATCATATTAAGAGGCTTGCGGGAAATCTGGAGGAACTTGGTGGAAAGCATGAACCAAGAAATTTACAACTACTTAAAAAGAAACTTCATGGTCTAAAAACAGCCTTAGAAAATTCTGGTAATTTTGAAGATGCTGCAAGAGTTGGGGCTTTTAACGAATATAATTTAGCGCCAAATGTAAGAGGGTTGCTGGCTGAAAATGTGTTGGGTAAGAAGGGTTTGATGAATTTCATGGGTGATGCTTATCAAAAGATTAAGCCCGGACTTAAATTTGCTGGTAAAACCGCATTAAGGGCAGTTCCAATTGCAGGCGCAGGCGTATCTATCGCCCAAGCAAATGAGTACAGAAAGGCTGGTCAGGATAAATTAGCCGCAATGGCTGCCTTATCTGCCTCTCAGGGGCCGTGGGGATTGGCTGGATTGGCTGGAGAGATGGGTGGGCTTCTATGGAATAAGGCAACTAAAAGGAAGAGATTCCCAGAAGGGCAGCAGGGGTGGAGACAGTCGTTGCTAGACCCAAATCACCCCGGCCTTGGTGGCGGCTAATGCCAATACAACCATGCACAATGAAAAGCGGTAAGAAGGGTTGGAAATACGGAGAATCAGGTAAATGCTATGCAACTAAGTCAGGCGCAAAAAACCAGCGTCAAGCAATCTTTGCCGCCGGCCACACGGAACGAACTAGAAAAAGCAGTAGAAATCGCTAGGGAAATAAGAACTAGAGAGCGCTTCAATAAACTCGACTTCTACGACCCTTACCCATACCAGAAGAATTTTCACGATACAGGCTCAGAGGCCAACCAGCGCCTTCTGATGGCCGCTAACCGCATAGGCAAGTCCTACTGCGGGGCAGCGGAGATGGCCTTTCATGTAACAGGATTATATCCTAAGTGGTGGCAGGGTAGAAGATTCACGCAACCCATCGTGGCTTGGGCCGGTGGGATCGCAAACGAAACCACTAGAGATATT